TGTTCAACTCCATTGTGTTTGCACGCATGGTTACACGACGACCGTCGTTTGCCAGTACGGTTGCATCCCAAATGTAGTCAATAAAGCGACGAGACTGCTCAGGTTGGAGAATTCCACCAGGGGCACAAGTAGGGTTAACTGCGTTCGGCCCAGTAGTTACACCACTTAGACCGCCAGGAACGTTACCAAGCACACCCGCTGAAGGATCAGAGACACCTCCGATTCCACCAGAAGCAAAAGCACCTGCCTCGGCTGACTTCTCAAGAATTTCTTCCGACATTATTAATTTTCACCTCCTGTGATTCTCATTTTGATAATATCGTTTCTATAGGTCGGTTACAGTGAGGAACCGTCCTCCCCATAGAGATTCGGTCTTTTCGACCTTCTCCTGAGCGACCTCGCCAAGATCGCCAGACTTACGGAAAGCGGTTGCATCCTCAACCTTGTCAACTCGCTTACCAAACTCTTCAATGTTCTCTGTAGTCTCAGTCACCTTTGACTCAACTGTGTCAATGCGCTCAGAAACACTCTTCTCTACGCCCTCGATACGGGCTGTAAGTGTCTCAAGCGATGCGACAACCGACTCAAGTGACTTGATTAGGAGTTCGTTAACGGCATTAGACTGGTCATCAGTCTTTGCCACTTCCTCCGCAGGAGCCTCTACAACCTCATCTGCCTTCTCTACCTCTTCAGTAGCGGCCTCTTCGGTCTGCTCAACAGCCTCAGACTTCTCAACAGACTCGTCAGCAACGACTTCCTCTTCAACAGCCTCAGACTTTTCGACTACATCAGTCTCATTTTGCTCTGCCATTTCTTTCGCCTCCTTTACTTGATCTTTTCCAAGGAATTTGGAAACCATGCTACCAATAATACCAGCCTTTTCTGTATCGTTAGACTCAACAAAGCCAATATCCTTCATAGCCGCACTACATACAGGACACTGCATATCTGCGTCCTTGGAAACCTTAACAACGTTATCTTCACGACACATGTAAATTGTCTCAAGGTCGCCCTTGATTGCTACGGCCTCTTCAATAACGCCGTCAACTTTGTGTACCAATGTAACGTTGGCTAGTGGGTTGGCTGGCGTATCCACCAGCGACAACTCCACCATTTCATAGTCTTCAACTACCCGCACCACCTTGTCAATTTCCTCATCATAAATGTTGCGGGTTTCGTTAAGACGACCACCGATTGAGAATCCAGAGAGGGTTCCATCAAGAACCTTCTCCCAGGTGTCCTGCGCGCCTCTTGAAATGTATGCGCTAACAAATACACCACTATAAGTCTTGCCAGTCTCTTGATCGTATAGAGATTCTGGACGGAATGAGATCATCTTTCCAACAGCCTTGTGTGGATCGTGCTGCTCTCTAATGTTCCCTCGGAACTTTTCAAACGCTTTTACGCTCGCCTCTAGAGGAACGACATCGTTCTGCTTATCAAGATTGTCTAGAGTTGCAAAGCCATGAACTGTACGACGCTCAACGTCCACCTTCATGACAGGTAGACTCAAGCGAATGTCGTTTTCGCTCATGGAATAATTTGTCTCGTACAAGTGTTTGACCCTCCTGGCAGTAATTATACCACCAATTATTTTGCACCTTGTCCTTTAGGATTGCGACCAGAAACCGTTGTTGGTGAGTCAGATGCATTGTTTGCCCTGTCGGTTGCCCTCTGATCGCTTTGCTGAGACTGATTCTTCGCGTCTGCTGCCTGACGAGGTGACAATTCAATTACCTTGTCCCCGCCTGGAATTGGCGGCTTGCCAAGTGTGTCACGCACCTCGTTTGGCGTTACAACCTGATTACGTAGATACTTCTCGTCAATTTGAGACTGCGCCATTTCGTCTGTAAGTGTCAATTCGTTTAGTTTGAGGGTGAGAACGTCAGTAAACTCCTTAACTATCTTATTGAGTTTCTTTTCAATCTGGCGCTGCTTAGGACGGGCTACCTGCTCTTTGAACGTTCTGTCGCTAGCCAATGCTTCAGCGCTTCCACTATCAGCCATACCAATCTTAGAAAGAGGTACTTGGTGAGCAGTGAGAATGTCGTTACGATTTTGCTTGTGATACTTTTCAAATGAACCTTCCTGTACCCCAGCCTCTACCGCTTCCATCTTGAACTCAACCTTGGTTTGCTCGTTGTCAGGTGGTAGAGGAATATATAGCGTTCTGTGATTTGATCCCTTCAAGTCTGTCTGCAAGAACCTGAATAGTTTTTCTTCAGATTCCTGATCAAGATGAGCGCCCTTAACGGTTACAACGTATCGCGGTACCGCCTTATTCTGGAAGTAATCAATGTTGTACTGGTTGGCATACTGATCACCAACGATAGCCTGCCCAGCAGCAATTGCGTCTGGCACTCCGTAGTAAGTGTTTAACGGCGAATACAACTTGAAGTGAATGATCTCATTGGGGTTCGGGTCTGTTGTCAATGGATTCGGAGTGTCCTCTTGGAAGTTCCTAAAGTAAACAACATCTCTTCCAACGATCTGACAGAATCCATCCCGCTTGCGACGTACTCTTACTGTCAATGCTGGAATGTGACCAATGTACCCAATTTGACCATTAGCCTTGCGCCCGATCTCTAGGTATCCGTTACCAGTTGATTCTAGGTCTGTCACAACCTTTTCCATTGTTGCAATGAACGTATCAGTATCGTTCATATCGTCTAGAATCTGATCCAGACCAACCTTAAGGCGCTCTACCTTCTTGCGGGCAGCAGCGCGTTGCTTCTCAGTTTCTTTAGCGTCAATCCGTGAAACTGCATCTGGTGATAACTCCCAATGGTATCCAAGGCCAACAACGTTAGCAACCTTGGTATCTACCGCCGCGTGGTTTGCAAATGAAACTTCGTAGTAGCGGGCCAATTCATCAAGGTTGTACGGAGGTGTAATCACATCGAACATGCCGTAAGCAGTGATGTATGAGGTATCGTATTGAATAGCAGAAGTGCCGTCGCGCTTCTCTAGGCGCGTTGCCTTGCGCTTAAAATTAGGATGAAGACTTGTCAAATCCTTTTTAATATCAGACCACTTCTGAGCGAACGGGTCTGCTGATACGACATTGGAAGCCTGCTTGTTACCAGCCCTCACACCTGAAATGTGATACGTTCCATCCTCATCGACCCACCACTGGCTCATTCATCATCACCGTGCTTTGCGGCTGACTTCTTAGCGTCAACAACGGCACCGACATCGTTCATTGATGGGATGTAGCCTTGCTTCAACCTGTCAACCTGCTCTGAATACTCTTCCTCTGTGGCTCTCATGCCACCAGCAAGGAAGTATGGTGACCCTTCTGGCTGACCGTAGTAGGCTGCTGCTTTTCTAATAATGGCAGTCTTTTCCAGATCGCCTTTAAGACCTGGGATGTTCAAGTAATTTCCATCTTCATCTTTGAAGAATCGTCCGGTGGGCAGTTTCCATAGGTAAAGACCGTAATCTAGGTCTGGCTGCACCTCTTGGACGCGCACCTTTGGCATTTTCTTTGGCTTCTCTTGCATGACTACTATTGTACCACGTTATTTGGTAACTACGTCCATAGTGGCCCACTCAATGTCACGAATGACGAATGTTTCTTGGAAACTTGCCCCGACAGATGCCGAAAACTGCGAGTCAGGTGCCACTCCCGTCAACATTCTGGACATTCTTTCTCGCTCAATGTCAATGGAGATTACCGTTCCAATATCATAAAGAGTTCGCCAGTCATCTGTATTCGTCGCCCAATACTGCCAATTCTGTGTGATAAGGTCGCTCCATCTCTGATAAACAGTTACGCCTCGCACTACCGCGTCCATTCGACCATGAATTGTTACATTGTCAAAGGACATTTGCTTTCCAGTCGCTAGAAGGCTGAGTGCCTGACCATCGGTGTCGTATGGGTCTACTAGCGAGCATTGTAGCATGTACCATTCCATTGCATTGAATACTGGATTAGTAACAATCTGCCCACCCAAATACCACTGTAGGTTTGTATACGGACTACCATACTGATCCCTCGCCTCAATTGTATATTGGTCACTTCCAACTGGCACCATGTACACGCTGAAAACGTGTTCGCTGCCAGACACAATGCGTGTTATCAATTGCTCTGCTGGTACTTCGCCCTCAAGGTGTATGAACATTGAGTATCCAGCGAACTGCCTCGCATTTTGTCCGTTAGGTGTGGCCTCACCAGACCTCTTCCATTGCATTGCAAAGCCAGAGTTGTACCCCGGCAAGTCATTGCTTCTGGGCTTGAACCCGCTGCGATGTGATTTATATAGATAGTTATATCCGCGCTTAGTGACTTCGAATATGTTTGGATACTCATAAACAAAGTACGATCCGTTGCTTACGTATGGTGCTACTTCGTTACCCTCTTTGGATGTAAGGCTATTCCATCTATCTGCATCCGATGCCCAGGAAGCCAATTCGTAACTCTTGAGTTTAGTTGGGTTTGACCTTACACCGCTTGACTGAATAATATGATAAGAAACGAGAGCGTACTTCGCAAGGTCATATGTGTACGGAACAACAATCGAATACCCGTCTTGTACGAGACTTCTCGTTCCATCGTCGTCTAAGTATGTAACTGGACTGTCGTACACGACATTTGCTGTTTTACTTGTATAGTCAACAACCGGACTTGACAACTTCTGCATTGACACCCAGGTCTGAACGTCCATATCTGACGGGTCGTAGTATGAGTATGTCGTTGCAGAAAGCGCAGCATAATCTACCTCAGTCATTGAAGAATATGCACGCCCCCAATAATTCGTCTCAAGTTGCAGGTATGTAATAGGCTTCTCACCAAGATAATTCATAGACGCTCTAGTCTTTCCGACTGTAGCCTGGATGAAGTCAATCCTGTTCATTGGGCTGCCGAATCTATCACGAACCTCTTTCATGAAGAATGATAGCGGAACAGTCTCTTGCCAGTACCCGCTGCACGCAACGTCTAATGTAAAGTTTCCAAACTCAGTAACGGCAACTAGCGTGTATGTGGATATTTGAGACTCTTCCGGCGTGCGGGTATTCTGATCAGCCAAACCGTCTGTGTATGTGTAGTCAAGGTGATTCTTGTGCCATCCATTATGGAATGATACGTCATAAACAACCCCTGTAAACCCTGTACCGCCGACGAATACCTCAACCTCTGCTGGCTGGGCGAACAATGGTGCTGCCTCTGGCATATTTGATATAAAGTCATCAACTGCAACGCCGATTGTAAACTCAACACCGTCTGCCAATGCAAATGACTTCAAGACTGTAGTCTGTGTGTAATCGCTGTATTCATAGAACACAGTTCCGCTATCCAGATATATGTCAAGTTTAGTACTAGTTCCGCGCTTCTTAATTGACATCAGCGGAGCGTCAACATTTGATTCTGCGAACATCATATTTGCCGTTATAGCAGCAACCTTGTCTCTGTTCAGAAAGTTGAGCGACCCCCACTGCAACGATGGTGCCGTATCATATCCAGTTGGTATCATTCGCCAAGGCTGACGATCATATGAGAATTGACCATACACATTGTCAAACTGCCCGAACGTCATGCCAGCACCCACTTCAATTCCCCAGGTGATAGATGTAGCGTTAGATGGGACTGTGTATTCCGCTTCCGCTACAAACTTGCCGTTCCCATCATCTGTAAAGTCTTTAGTGTAAGTTGTATTAGGCCCAACAAACGTTACCTTGAGGTGTGGTGTCGTTCCGGCAAACTTTGCTTCTCCGTACACCCTGAACTTAGCCCCCGGCTTGATTCCAGAAAGCGATATTGTGCTAGTCCTGCTGCTCGCTAGTGTTTGTGTCGTATACACACTACCATTAGAGACTGTATTGGTAAACGCAGTTCCAGACGTATTGTTGCTTGAATGATCGAGCACGGTGGTGTCGCCATACGTTGTTGCAGTTGTAGGATACGCGATCATATCTTTGTTTTTACCGTACCACGACAGCGTTGACGATGTGTTGAATAGCGTTGGCAACTCGTACTGTGGCAACTCTATCTTGTTAGAAGCAACTACGTTATTAGAGACACCACGGTTCCACTTCATATTGTCTGGATATGATAAGTTGTACGCAAAGTTAGATGTTGAAAAGTCTGCACTGAATGATTTACCATCAAAGTTGTCTGCGATTAGACCATACTGCACAGTTCCCTGGCCGCGAACGAATCTGATTTTGGCTACTACTGGTGGCACTGGATACGCATACGTAGCAATTGAAGATACATGTACCGGATTGATAGACCTATCCGTATAAAAGCCTATCTTAGTTGTAGGTGAGAAGTACGATGTGTTCGGAGGGTCTGATATCTCTATGATGGTTTCGCCATTCAGCATGAGGTACGTATTAGATGGGCCAACAACCCAATGAATTAGCATCGGATAGTCAATTGTTCCAATGTCATACCCCACCTCAGTTCCAGACATAGAGAGGATCAATGTAGTTCTATGCAGGTATATTCCATCACGAGAACCCTCAGCCCCGACTAGTCTAATTGGTTTCTTCGAAGCCTTGCTCACCTTCATCCAAAACTCTAGGGTCATAGACTTTGTAATGTTGCTTTCACTCAAGAATCCAGATCGTGATAATGAGATTGATGGTCGCTCTGGAATCCAAGGATTGAGAAGAGTTGAGTTGGCAATACCATAGTGCAACGGCAACCCTTCTGTTACAGCGGTGAGTTGACCTCCGTATTCATAAATGCTCATTGTCGAGTCCCCGCCGTTTAGTGACGATACCGAGTAAGCACCAGTCTGCCCCATGCAGAACGATGCGAAGTTTTCGGCGTGCTGGCCTACAGTTACACCGTTAATCAAATAGTCGTAATCTCCATAGTCGCCAGCAACACCAGGGGAGGTGAAGTTGATATCAAATTCAATCTGCTGGTCATAGTTTCCCATTACCATAGCAACTGGTGTGCTATCTGTCATATCGAACGAGTGTGAAAAGAACATCCACTGCGCCTCTGCAATGCTTGGCACCGGAATAATTGCCGACTTAGTTCTCCACGATCCGTTGTTCCACTTATACTTGATGGTAATAGATTCCGTCTTATTTGATGGGATGTAGAACCAAGCACCCACGTTGATCCGCTTCTTTTCGTAAAGGTCTTTAACTTTCTTAGTTAGTACTGGTGACGTAAGCGTTAATGTTCCAGAGGCAGCAACGCCAGTCAGAAGAACCTTGGTTGTCTTAGACGCTGTTGGTGGATCAACATGCTGTGTGAATGACGAAGATATTGTGCGCGCCTGACCGCTTGGAGTCCACGTTGATATGTCTCTTTGCGACTCAGATATAAGCGAAAGATACCCGCACTCAGCCCCCTGAAAGTAAGAAAGTGGCTGATCTGCGAGTATCTTTTGCTGGTAGTACACTAGTCTATTGTATCAGATTGTGCATGTATCGCCGTCGCAATACTTGCTTCCTACCGCCTCTAGATTGTCTACCCCATCATATACCGCGTCAAAGTCGATCTTGAGCAGCATACCAAGATATTCGTGGTACTCCTTCTCAGTGATTTCAGTGTACGGCATCTGATGATATGTCTCATTACTCATCGGGAGGAACGATACAGTCTTTAGATTACCCTCGTACATCTTGAGAACGCGAGCAATATCATCCTTCTCTGTCTCTGGGTCAAACGTCACAGTAACGGAAACAGAGTTATCAGACCAGTAGTTCTGGGCCTCAGCAGCGAGGTGAATCTTCTCATAGATAGACACATCCTTCTCGCTTCTGTCCATATCTGTCTTTACCGGGAAATAAACTACAGATGTGTTGTCTGAATACTGGTCAGGCTCAACCTTATACCACGCCATCTTGAACAGCGTCAGCATTGGATCACTGTTTGCGAAGCGGATAGCACGCAGGTAGTACTTTCCACCAGCAGGCCAGTGAACGCCAGGAGTAGCACCTGAGAGAAGAGAGACTGATCCAGACGGCTTAACAGTAGTCGTTCTGATAGACTCACGAATACCAAGCCATTCTGAATACTTCTTGTCATACTTCTGAATCTCATCATATCCATTGTCTGCCCAGGTGCGGAACTCAGGAAGCCCATGCTTGTCAACAAATCCAGCAATTCCGGTCATTGATGTTCCGATGCGCCTATTGCGTTGGATCACAGCATTGGTTTCAGGCCAGTGTGTCGGAAGCAGCGTAATTGACTTGGCGTACAAGTAAGCAAACTTAATAGTACGTAGGTAATCCTCAATTGAGTCGTGGCGGTTCAGGTGAATCTCAACGAGGTTACACAACTCACGAGACTCTAGAGAAATCTCAGCACACGGGTTTGTTCCAAGTACGCGCCAGTCCTTGTTGTCAGGAGCGTCCTTCAACCTACCGTACTGCTGCATTGTATTCAGGAATAGGAACCCTGGCTCACCATTGTCTGCAATTCTACGGGCTGCGTCTGCATAGTCGTACCCCGGCTCGTCAATAACAACAGTGTTATTGGAGTTATGGACTAGAATGCCATTAGCATCGAACATATGCTTTTCATTAATAGTAACGTCATACACCTCGCGTTCAGAAACCCACTCTATAGAGTCTATTGTTGCATAGTATGTCTTTCCAACATCTCTTACAATTTTGCGTGCAGAAAGAATTTCTTTAAGGCGGCGGGCCTTACCTTCATGTGAAAAGCCAATATGCTCTACGTATAAGTCCAGGCTTCTCGCAGATACAGCGAGCGTATATGGCTGCTTCTTGTTGCCGTAACCAAATTTAGATGACGCTTCTCTAATTGTAGAGTACATTCCAAGCCTCAACAACATTCTTTGAATAGCCTGTAGGTCTTGGTAGTTAGACTGAGACAAGATTACCTGCCCACCATGAGCGCCAGACCGATATTTTGCTACGGTTCCGTCAGCATCAAAGGCCGCACGCAGGAACCCGCGATAAAACTCACTAGACTCGGACTCAATCTCAGCGCTTATTCTTTTGCCTTTATTAGAAAACCCATAAGAAGCCGCCACTGAAAATAATACTTTACTAGCCAGACGGTGCTCGTTTTGCGACGTAGGTGCTTGAAATGCTCCTTGAGCCCCCACTAATTTAGCATATTGCTCAAGTTCATTTAATCTATTAGTTGTTGCTTCATCACCATATAGACAGATATATGCCCTATTTCCAGTAATCCATCCATCTCCCCAAATTGAGCCTATGACGTATCCTTTAGCAAAACTATTATCATCAGCACCCCAAGTCATAAATGTTTGGTCAGCAATTACAATTTTGTCTCCAACGTTAAGATCGGCTACTGAAACAAATCCATCTTCCGTCAAGATCGGGTGGTTATCTGTAGCGTCAACAGAATAACCCTGCTTAGTACTAACCCTGTAAACATCTCGCGTTCCGGTGCTAAAAAATCCCACTGATTCTGTTGAGTAAGGTTGCCCATTAACCATGGCAACAAATTCTGTATTAATAAGGCTTTTAATTTGTTTGGGGCCGTCAAGTGTATGCACCCAAGTGTCGTCTGGCAGGCACATCCAGCCCCATTCAGCACGCTCTGGATACTTCTCGTAGTTCTTCAACTCTATGAAGTGGTTATCACCCTGCTTACCAAGTGCAATGGTAGCGGAGCGACGAACGTTACCAGCAACAACACACGTACCGATAAGGTTTACCATATCTACAATTGCCCTGGAATCGAATATCTCGCCAGGACGGTTGTCTAGAATGTGTGCGATCTGCCTGTGAACCTTGATTAGAGGCTCTGGGCCAGATGCAGTTCCACCGAATCCCTTGATCGGCTCACCGTAAGGACGAATAAGTGAGTAGTCGAATTCAATCTTCTTATTGGTACGAAGATATGAGTTTAGTAGTAGTCTGATCGACTCTGCCCAGCCCTCGCGTGTGTCAGGAATCTGATAAATCTCATCGTCTTCTTCACGAACACCAATTCGGATACCCTTAGCCTCGCCTCGTGTATCAAATCCAACACCAACACCAAGCATGAGCGCGTCCATTACCCACGCGAATACTGCGCCTGGATCGCGGTGATCCATGTCTCCTGTTGAAATAAACGAACAGTTGTATAGGCCAGCAACGATATTTCGCTCATGAATAAGTGGAGTTCCAGTCACCCACAGACCTCTCCCAGGTGGAGTCCACTTTAGATTGAACATTCTGTCGAACGCTTCCTTAGCGGAGGTCTGAGCCTTGTTGTCGTTCCAGGGTAGTTTGTTGTTCTTGGCCCAATCCTTCTGGATGGTGTACATTCCGTTAATGACTCTCTCACAGACCTCCCACCACTTCTCTTTAGTGCCGTCGTCTTTAACGCGGGAGTAGGTACGAATGAAAGTGATTTCGCCTAGACTGTTACCTCCTGCATCACGGAATCCGAACGGTGGTTCTACCTCTTTATACTTCTCTATGAAGTCTGGCAACAGTCTAAAACTGAAATCTGGCATAACAAAGTCTCCTAGTACTTGTATTTTAGTAAAGTTCTACATGAGGCTACAAAGGACAACTTCGCAATTCCTCAAGTACTCCTAGTGTACCACAGTTATCTAGGCCAGAGCAGACCCGACGATGGCCGTTCCTCACCACTAGTAGTTACCGTTGCTTTCACGTTACGTCAGGAATGACTACAATGCGTCCGATTACCGGAGTCCACTTGGTAGCGTCACTCTTGGTAACTTGTAGATCAAACGGTAGTTGTGCGGCAGGATTAGTCAACTCCCCGGCACCCCACAGTGCAGTGGTCAGCGCAGGAGCCTTGATCGTCACTACGTTCTGAACGGCGGTAACAGTCAGATTATGCAGTGTATATCCATTACGAGCCTTCGAAGAGTATGTCCATCCAGTCGTATTTAGCGCAGTTCCGTTGTCGTCTAACAGAGTAATCTCAATTGAGGAATCGTCACCACGGACAACATTCCATACTATCTTGGCCGGGGATTCACCAGCATACGCATCAATTGCTGCCATGATTATATTGTACCATTAGTACAGCCCGTTACCTTCCGGTGGAGTATTCTCATCATGTTCAAGGAAATATCTAATTGCTATAGACATAGTAATTGTTGGAGTTGGAGCGCTCCACGCTTCTGCCGAACCTGACCATGCAGAGTTAGAACTTCCTAATCTACGCAAAGACCATGCGCTATTATTCAATCGCGTTTCAGTCGTCAATCCCTGGGCATTATTCCAAACGTTGAGCCATCCCCAATCATAGTCAAGATTATCTATCGCCCACTGATCCGTAGTCGTTTCAACCTTAATAAAAAAGAATGCGGCACGATCAGCAATGTTTGGAAACGTAGTTAATAATACTTTACCGTGCCGATCTGGGTTAGTGTCTGCATGCCACCATCCACTACCAATTCTATGCAACGCTGGCTGCTCAGATGCACCAGTAGGCAATGCAGAACTAAACGGTAACGTCAAGTCCCAGTGATTCCTAGTCCCTCCATATGGATATGATCCAGAGTTTGCGATTGAGAAATTCAATAATCCATAAAACTCTCCATTAAAGGTTGTATATCTACAGTCACCCCACGACAAGCCAGTAATAGTACCGGGGCACTCTTGCGCAGTTGGGTTGGATTTATCACATACTATCGCTAGGCTTGGATTCCATGTCTTCCAGCCAGGGCCGATATTGTCGTTTTTAGTCCAAGTCATAGCGCCTCATAAAAGAACTGTCCACCAAAATCAACATATCTAGTCGGATACGATATTCCAGTTGGTAGCACTGATAGTGAATTGCCACCGCTGGTATGATACTGTGGTACAAACTCTACAGTACTTGTTGACTGGCTGGTAGAATGCAATGCGACCCATCCGAACCAAGATATGTTCCATGCATCCTGCTGAGAGTTATATAGGTACCAGTCTCCACAGGCTACGTGCCCTGCGCTATGCTTTGGTTGAACAGGAAGTGACAGTCGCCAACTTCCAGTACCTATACTATTTCCAGACGTTGACGACGTATAAACTCTAAATCTAACAGTAACCAAATCTCCATTTCTTTGATATATATTCTCTAAGTTTAAGTTTACATATCCAGTTGGATTACTACCAGTCGCGGTTAACGATGGAGTCCAATAACTCCAATCATTTGTGCCTTGGGCTATCCATGTCATTATACTTCGTACTCCAAGTTAATTGACAATCCAGCCCACGTTCCATAGAACTGACCAAGATAGGTGTTCTTGTTGTTCTCATTAAGACTTTGAAGAAAACCCTGGTGTCTGACAAGGAATTTAAAGTTTACCCACGTTGGATACGCCTCATTATATACGTACTCAATAAGAAAATCACTGCCGAATCCACCGAACACTTCATGATGAGCCGTCCCACAAATACGAGTGTTGCTACCAGTGTTCTTCGGCCTTGGCATTACGGCAGCAGC